GCTAACGCCAGGGATCACAGACGCATAATACTTCACATAATCCCAAGCAATACGCTTCGCCTGCGTGAAGGTAGGCGCAATAAACGCAACCCGTGGCCTGGGTAGCTCACAAGTCAGCGCATACTTTATCAAATGATTGACTGCCCAGACCGTCTTGCCAAAGCGGCGGTGCATCACAAGCACGTTCCAACGCTTCACGCTGGAGTGCATCTCAGCCTGTAACTCTCTTGGCTTGTAAGGAATCTTAACTTGCTGCATCGCTTTCCCAAACAATGCGCACCGTGCCGTCACTCACCTCTACACCAGCACGGTTCTTCGCATCACCATACTGATCCGGCATGACCTTGCCGACCTTCCAACGCACATGCAGGGCATAGTCCCTCAACACATTCGGATCATACTTCTTCTTACCAGCAAGCTGATCCTGGTACATAACCTCTACATCCTCTAACGCCTTCTCAGCACTCTGCTGCTGCGCCCTGCGGATAAGATTACCTAACTCAACATCATCCTGCATCTTGGCATACAAAGACGACCTACTAATCTTCGCCTGCCTACAAGCACTCACAAGACTGTGGCCGTCCATCACTAACGATGCAACTGCCTCTGCTTTGCTTGGGGTTAGCCTAGCCATGTCTCCTCCGGCTGTGTGTGGGTAATGGTCAAGTAATGTACATGCAAAGGTGCCGCGCGTCCCGGGGGCGATGCCTTAGATTTATACCCCCCTACGCCTGCCGTGCCGCAGTGCAGCGCTGTCATTGCGTCGCTGCATTGCCGCGCGTCACTGTCCACGCTGTGCGTCTAGTGTGTGGCAAATCCCAACCACAACCCAATCATTCGCTGTACCAATCGGGTGCTATTGCTTGCCTTGCCATGTGCTGGGAATGCTTTGCTGTGCTGTGCTTTGCAAAGAATATTTCAGAAATATCATTTTTCTTGTTGACAGTCTATACCCTGCCAATGTTAGGGTTCCTTATCACTAGCAATCAACAAAGGATCAAACACCATGAAACAAATGACCAAAACTGAAATGGCCGTGCTTGCTGGCCGCAGTGTTTATCATGACCTACGCGCTAAGAGTGTGGCCGACGGTATGGCCGCAACCGAAAGGGTGGTGAAGAAGAGCACCAACACCAAGCTCGGCAAGCGCGTCACCAAGGGCAAGCTGGCAGGCTTTCCGATCTTCACAGTAACACTAGAAGAACGTGCGACGTGCCCTCGCTCCTGCATCCATTGGGGCGATTGCTATGGGAACAACATGATGAACGCGACACGGTACGCGGCAGATGATGCACTGGTCGCACAGATAGAGGCCGACCTAGCTTTCTATCAGACCAAGCACCCGAATGGCTTTCTTGTGCGCCTGCATGTGTTGGGCGATTTCTTTTCCGTTGCATACGTCGCGCAATGGGCAAGGTGGCTTGGCATGTTCCCTGCCTTGCATGTGTACGGATACACAGCCAACCAACCCGACGCAACGGACAGCCAAGAGCGTGCCATAGGACAGGCTTTGCTAACCCTACGCAATGAGTGCGGCATACGCTTTGCTGTGCGGTTCTCCGGCTCTTACAGCCAAGAGTTTGCCGCGCTGTCATATGACGACGCTAGGTCGGCACAGCTTGTTGCAGATAAACAGGCTTTCAAATGCCCGACACAAATCAGCAAGGCCACCGGCAAGCTAGCCAAGAAAGGTGAAGAGACACTAGCGCCAGACTGCGGCGCATGTGGCTTGTGTTGGCAGGCATCAAAGCCTGTTGTCTTTATCACTCACTAGAAAAGGATCAAGAACAATGATCAGGATAATCATCGGCACCATAACAGCATTGAGCTTTGGCCTGTTGCTGGCCTTCCTAGTGCTGAATATCGCCCACGGTTGCGCACTGGTAAATGATTGGTCGCACCCTTACTGCATCACACCACTAGACTTGATAAGGGGGCAATAACATGTGGGTTGTCTTTTATACAGAGCGGCGCGGCACTGGTGAGCCGTGCCAGCAATGGGCACCGGGCGTCTATCTTTATGACCATTGGGAAGTGTGCGAGACAGAGACAGAGGCACGGCAACGCTGGAACGAGCTACTAGACCGCGACACAACGCACAGCGCGGGGATTGGACCTATCACAATAGGCACTGACCATTGGTGCTGACAGAGAAAGGATCAGAAAAATGACTGAAGATCAAAAGACCTTTGCCTATGAGCAATTTGCAAAAGCCATACAGATCGACGAGGAGCCTGTTAAATACTTTGGGCGGCTAGTGTCTAAATATTTAGATGCTGACGAGGCAAGGTGGCATGACCTTGAAGGCGACGAGTACCGCGAGGTCGTGGATAGCGTCTTGACGCATGTGTGCGGGTTTTCAATGGAAACGATCATTGACAAGGCAAAGGCCGGTCAAGAGATCACGGATTACCCAAAAGAATGACAGAGAAAAGGCAGGGGGAAAGGATCAGCAAACCCCCTGCCTTCACTAGCAAGGGAAACATAGCATGACAGCAGAACAATTCAAAGCTGAAAGGCAGCGCCTGGGCCTATCTCAGGGCGCAATGGCAAAGCGCATCGGTGTAAGCCTACACGCTGTTTATTACTACGAAAGCGGCAAGCGAAAAGTGCCGGCACCTGTAGCACTTTTACTGGAGTCACAGCGCGTCTATGACAAGCTGGTGGCAGAGAAAGGGCTAGAGGCATGAAGGCAACGACGTTTGGCAGGCCGCGCACAGCTACAGGAGACTTGGCAGCAAAGATGCAGATAGGTGAGTCGGTGCTTTTCGACACAGACATAGAGGCACTGCGCTTCAAAGACTGTGTGCGCTGGTATCACGGCAACCGCAGTGTAAGCATCAACAAAGTGCCAAGGATTGGCTGGCGAGTATCACGCAAAAAGTAAAAGAGAGAGGGGCGAAAGCCCCTCTTAGTTTAGGGAGGAAATGCGTTGCTCTAGCAATGCTGCGCGGCAATGATCCTTAGCAATGCCTGCTATGCGATGCACTCAGCCATGCCTTTTTTTATATAAATAAAAGGAAAGCATGTAAGGCATTGCGCTGCTTACTAGGCAATGCCGCCGTTTGCTGCACGGCAAATGCTAAGAACAATTCTTAAATATCATGGATCGTGTTGACAGGCAACCCTCAGAATGGGATAGCCTCGCGCACGATATAGAACCATGTTGGCAGAGACACCAGCACGGTTGCGTCACTGCCAGTAAACTCAGGATTGACGCTGGAGAGAAACAGGCGACAGGTCGGCTCTTGCCTATCATATTTAACGATCAGACAAGGCGACAGCTTGTGAAGGGCAGCAGAGTCCACAGCTTGCTCCCACATGGCGTCAGAGCCGCCCACAGGGCCTTTGGCGTAGCGTTTACACTCAATCGACCAGTGCGGGATCAGAATGTCGGCGCCGCCCTTCTCTTGATATTGAGAAAGATTGCGCCGCACGTTCTCATAGCCGAGATGGTCTTTGATTTCGTTCACGCACCAGCGCTCAAACGCAGAGCCTTTGTTGCGCGACATGCGACTCACTTCAAAGCGCCCTGCGCGTCAGTGTCGGAGTCCTGATAAAAATCATCATCAAAGACACGATATTCGCCAGTGCCGTCACATTCCCAACATCTGTCAGGCACGACATCGCCCTCATCCCAGCTAGATGCTACACGCACCCAGCCTGATCCATCACAGTTTTGACATGGTCTCGTTAAAAAAGTCATTTGGCCTTACCTCACCATCACTTGCCAAAAAGATACGCCGCATGGTCTCCGGAGACGGATACCTACTGCCGTCCAATATCCGGCAGATAGTGGCCCTTGACAAGTTGCACTTGTAAGCGAACTTGGCCTGGCTGATCTTCTTTGCTTTTAGATATTCAGATAACGTCATCTTTTTTTTCTACATTGTTGTTGACAGATAGTCAATTGGTGTGCAAATACTGTTGACGAAAGACACGATTAGACACGATAAGGCATGTTATGACGCAAGAAACACCAGAGTACAGAAAAGAGTTTGGCGCTGCGCACGACAGCGCATCAGGCGCAACACAGGACAAATGGGAGTTTGTTCTCAAGCTGTATTGCAGGCACTTGCAAGTGAAGATGCCAATGGCAGCGCGTCCCATGTGCGGTATCGTCGTGCAGGATGGCGCAAACAAAATACTGGGCCTCGACAAGTATCAGCCGCTGATTGGTCAGCAAGATGGCATGAAACAAACCAAGGCCATTGCAGAGGCCATGCAGCGCTTCAACAAATACAAGCCACGCACATGGGATGACGGCAAGGATGCTGAAGAGTTTGAGGCGTTCAAAGACTATATTCCAGACATGATCTTACATGCCGCAGAAGGTGTGCGTGAGGCGTTCAAACACGCCAACATGATTGAAGGTGAATATCAACGCTGGCACAACGAGCCAAAGATTGATGTGCCGATCATGCTTTACCAAGACTATTCCGGTGGTGGCAAACAGACCGATCTGAAAGCCAAGCCGCCCCTGCGCAACCCACCTAAGAAGGACGGCACCCGTTCTTGGCGCGTGCCAAAGGTGGAAGGCATCACACCCACAGCGCAGCAACAAATTCAGCAAGCCGTCTATTACAAAGCCACAGGTGAGCCACCGTCGCTGCTGTATGTCAGTGCGTCAGGTTACTACATAGCCGACGCCGATAACTGTGACTTGCTCAAACCAGATGCTTTGGATCGGGCATATGCTGAAGCAGTGCGGTCATGGCAGATCAGTCAGAATTTGTTGAAAGCCGCAAACGGATCATGGCGCACCCTAGCTGGCCTCGTGCAGCCAGACTTCAACGAAATCG